GCTTCAAAATCAACGGGATTAAAATGCCAATCAAAAGTTGCTTCTATGAGTCTGATAGCCCCCCATCTATTTATGTTCCCAGTTGTCTTAGACGCTGATGTTATTGTTTGAGTTTCAAAATTAATATCTCTTTTCAGTGTTTCATGCGTCATACCATCATATAGTGTATGAGTGGTGTTATTCGTTTTACCAGTAGTAGGGCTTTCCAAAACTATCCCATAAGATTCAAACACTTTAGAGTGGTTAAACAAACTATTATGTCGTTGTTTAGAAGATGGGTATATGTCTCCTATTGCCAATAACTCATATGGTAGTGTTCTAGGGTCTATCTGTTCAAAGGCAGAATACAAAATATCTATTTCATATGGTTTGTTACTTGGCCCTTCATCCCAATAATCAGTATCTAATGGGTATGTGCTTGGTAATGGCGCAGAAGCATGATAATAGGTAGATAGGTTTGACCAACCCTTCAGATTATTACTTCCCAACTTAGGTTTACCAGTAGGAGTTGTTGAGATAGAAGTAGTGCTACCATTACCTTTGATTGGATATCCTACTGCATATCCTTGTATGTTTTGTTTTGTTCTCCCATTATTGTATATGCTATTGTGAGTTCTAACTAACCCTCCTGAATTAATGGGTTGTAAATCCCAATAACGTATAGTATCCGATGGCAAGAAATTACCACCCGTCTCAGCAACTAACGTATCTTCCAATCGGTGAATGAATCCTCCTGTCGCTATATTGTTATTCACCAAATACAGACTAATACTTCCTCTAGTATCACTACTGTTTGTTTCCACCCTACCCAACACCATTGGGAATATAGGTGCAATCTCCATCACAGGAGTAGTATAATCCTGTTCATTCACATTAAGAACATCGAACATCTCAGAGTTAACTGACATAATATCACTCTTTGTTACACTAACTCCGTTTTCATTTCCTATTGTGAATGCGAATATGGAATCATTTGTTGATATTGATTTGGGTGATGATATATCGTAGCCGAGAGTATCACCAAAAATTTGAGCATCAGTTGATGTAGAAGAAGTATTATTGGAAGATAATTGTAGTGGAGAATAAGTAAAGCCACTACTTGCATATGCCATATCTAATCCTGATTTGAAGGATAGTCCTCTTTCACTAATAGACGTAAAATCAGATATTCCTAAAGAGTGTAATATGTTACTTTGTAGAGACTTAGTGCCAGTAATGTAATTTGTTTGATTAGACCCATATGGATTGTATGTGTTTATTGTGTTATTTTCAGTAGTGGTTAATGCTTGGTCTTTCAGTGTAATTGACCAAACGTGTTCGCCACCTCCCGAAGAATATGTCGAACTACTCACTTCCCCTATCAAATCACCAGTATTATTGAATAATAAGCAGTATCTGTTGAAAGCATCTGATGGCACAGGGTCTGCTCCTGTTAACTCAACAGTAACTGTCTTACCACTAATACTCACTGGGTTACTATCAGAAGAATTGACATTGCTTACTAAATCATAATTCAAAATTGGTGGGAGAGAAGTGCTTATCACATCTGAGTGGTGAGACAAACTCTTACTTACAGTGCCTCCTAACAATTTAGATGTGTCATCCCTACCTGAGAACTTGAATGTAGTAAACCCATCACTTGTGCTAACATCAATATCTTCTACACTACCACTGAATACTTCATCGGTTATTGAATAAGCACCATTGTAATAGTAGAATGGACTAATTGCTGTTTTTTGATAGAACTGAATATCAGATTCTTTGAACTTAGCATATTTATTATTTTTATCAGCATAGTCTACTTCTATCATATGACTATTGTATCTCAGAGGAGTTAGTGTAGCACCATACATTTTACTATCTTCTTTCTTTATTGCCACACCGCCCATAGTCACAGTTTGAAATACTCCTGCTGATGTGATTTTCACTTCTGAATCCGATTCAAAGTTGTAATTCAATACCCCTGAATATGGCATTAAATACATCGTTTTCCCTATTATCGTGGGAGCAGTTGCTGAACCTGTCCATGTATTTGCGCTCAGGGTTTTGTAATCTTTGATTACAATGGACTGTTCGGTGTCTGAGCCTTTTACTCCAACTGAATCAATAACAAGATAATAACCATCTACTTCAACAATATCATCAGCACTTAACATGTGTTTCAAATTCATTTCAGTAGTCATATTTTTCAGAGTGAGAGTGCTTCCACTATTAGTGTGTAGTTTACCTACTATTGGTGTGTTGTTGAACTTACCATTGTGGATAACATTCCTTAATTTCAAATTGTCTCCTTCCTTTATCTTCATGTGTTGAAGACCACTATTATCTGACACACTTATGCGAGCCAACTTAGTGAGTTTGTTCTTAGGGCTGTTCAGAGACTTACTTTGCATGGGTTCTACTTTGCTATTCTTGTATTCTGCTTTCTCAAAGGTGATGTATTTGTTTGGCCCAGTTAAATTACCATCAATAGTATTAGCAGTAGGTGTTAGTAAATCAGAGGCATGTCTCTTCATCCTAGTAAATGCAGTATCCCACTTAGTAGCATCAAAAGAAGAGTTGCTAGTGTCATTATCCAACACTCTATTTGTATCAACCAACACAGCATTAATCTTGCTTTTTCCTAGACTTGAAATAGTGTCTGAGAATTTCGACCTAGTTCTGAAAACAACATTTTGAATTGTCTTACCAACCTTAATTTTCTTAATACCACCACTCCCAACCGCAGTAACAGGTATTGTAATAGTAGCACCATGAACTGAAACAGATAAGTTGTCCCCTGACTGATACTCCGTCCCTCCATAAGCAATAGCAATTGATTGAATTGTCCACACATTGAATTGGTTTTCATAATTTATGGCTATTGTGAATGTAGCACCGACACCATTACCACCAGTGGAAGAATACACAGATGAACCAGTGCCACCAGTTATTGTTCCACTTTGATGTTGACTCGCATTAAATGTGGCTATGGAAGTAATGGCTGAGTTTGTTGTTTGGTAAAAATCTAAATTGATTCTAGAATAGTCAATTTTGAATTGTCCTGATGTTCCAGTTTTTTCCTTGATATTACCAATGTAATTATCATTCTCGTCAAACACCGATTGCCCTTCTACCAGTTTATGTCTATCAGTAGTAGGAGTCAACTTGAATGTCTGATTAGTAGTATTCGCATATTGGGTATGAGCAGATTGAAAATCAATTGTTAATTCATTACTATAGTCCCACCATCTTTGAGAAGTAGCATTGTATTTCTCACAATAATCTAGTTGGTCGTCTTCATCCAATCTATCATTGTAGAAATAAAACGTTGGTCTTGTCGCTCTCTGCACAACATCATATTTGGAACTATTAGCATCAGTGTCTCCCCTTAATCCATAACTAACCGCAACTACTGAAGTGTCTGTTTTCGATGGCCCTTTGTATATCTCAAAGTTAGTTTGGCTTGGCACTGCTGTCGGATACTTAGGTTCAAATTCTAACCCATCTCCAAACTCATCAAACGCTGTTATCTTTGTAATCTTAGCAAAGTGAGGGCGCATTTTAGTAGACCCTGCTGTGGTCAATTCAGGATTTATCAAAATAAAATAATCATAATTATCAATATCTAATCTAATGGTGTTATTTTCAACAGTATATCTGAACTTCTTATTGTTTGGTGCATCACTCTCTTCCGAATCAAACACCTTAATCTTGAAAGAATTAGTCTCATCACCATTCTTACCATATGTGGTTAGTGATGTTCCTGTTGGATATATTCGGTTGACTATTCCACTAGCGTCATCATTAGATATTGCACCACTATGAGAAGTGTTTCTTATCTCAATGAAGTTAGCAGAATTAATCCAACTTCCACTAGCACTTGATGTTTGGTTTTCATATTGTAATTGGGTTGTCTTGAACTGTGGGGTAACAGAAACATTACTGAAAGCATCCCCATTAGAAAATTCATTAATCCTATCATCATAATCACTAGTAACATCAGTATCCTTCTTACCCGAATTAACCGGATAGAACATTCTACCGATTCCGCTATTTGGTGAACCCATTTACTCACCAAACCTGTAATAGAACAATATGTTACTGTAACTGGGAGATAGTGTTTTTGTGGTTGAGATATTAGGAGAATTACCACTATGCATTGCTATCTCGTATATCTCACCATAGAATTGGCCTCCTACAATTCCAATAGTGCTTACTGTTACTGTTATTGTGGCACTTGAAAGGGTTAGGGTCAAAACATCTCCAACAG